CTAGTATCGTATTGGGTAAATGCCGCACCCTTGAAAGTGAAACAGATGCGGCGCCAAAACCAAGGAATACCGGATGACGTCTGTATGCGAATATGTTCGCCTAGCCCGCGCATGTAACAAGTGGTGGCTGTGCGTGCAGCTGCCTCGCTTACACGTGTTCCGGCCCCTACGCCATCGACTAGGTCCTGGGCGGTCGCGATCCAGATGCCTCGATAACTGTTATTGCTAACAATAAGGTTTGCGATACGGTTGCTAGCGTTTCCGACAGTTCCGGCATCATTGGCATTTGTCATGGTGAGCATGCCATTGCGCTTCTTTCGGCTGGTTATGTTGAGGATGCGCTTCTTCGACATCGGCCGTTTCCGGGTGTAACGTCGCGTTCTCCCTGTGGAGCGTGAGCGCGGTTTTGAACGGCGACCTCGGGTAGACCGGCGCTTTGACATCATCTGGGCGTATTGGCGTCTCTTGGCAGCTGAGTGAAGGGACATTTTGTTGGGACATTTGTGTTAGGGTGAGAGCCGGTGGGAGGCCGGCTATTTAAGTCGGGGGTGTCGCGTTTTTTTTTCTGGCTATAACATTAGTTTCGCCAGAAAAATCAGAATGCCTGCCAAGTACAAGCTGAACGATGAACAATACTTTCTTCTTACATATCCCACCACACCCGCTGACTTCGATGGCTCTGGAATTGTCGCAATCCTTGAACGACTTGGATGCAGCTACAGGGTTGGTAGAGAGCTACATTCGGATGGAAAACCTCATTTCCATGCTATGTGTTGCTTCGACGAACCTTACACAGATGGAGATGCCCGACGAACGTTTACGGTTGGAACGCGTGTTCCTAACATACGTGTCCGTAGAACACGACCTGAACGAGGCTGGGATTACGTGGGCAAGCATGCAGGCACGAAAGAGGGGCATTATATTGTCGGTGAAAAGGGGGAACGACCCGGCGGAGATGGCGATGGCTCTGAGCGACCCGCCAATGACGTCTGGCACGAAATCATTCTTGCGAGGACGCGTGAGGAGTTTTTCGACATTGCTTCGCGTCTGGCTCCTCGACAACTAGCATGCAACTTCAATTCGTTGGTTGCCTACGCGGACTGGAAGTATAGGCCCGAGCCCGTGCCATACGCTACACCTAATGGGGAGTTTGAAGTACCCGATATTCTTTCCGATTGGGTAGATGATAATGTACGTGGAACTACCGGTGAGTGACCGCCTACGGCGGAGAATAGATTCTCTGCTAGGGTCTGATCTACGCAGTGCTACGGCTAGTCACGCGCTCGCTCCGCCGCGCGGACGCCTCGATGTTTGAGACAAGATATGCTGACTTGTTATAGGTGGAAGGCCCAAGGGACTTGTGTTGTTTGGTGCGACTAGGCTTGGGAAGACAGTGTGGGCTAGATCACTCGGAGCCCATTATTACTGTGGAGGACTATGGGACATGGCCTCGTTCGATGAGTCCGTCTCCTACGCCATCTTTGATGACATGGTCAATGGGTTGAGAGCGGGGTACTTCGCTTACAAGGACTGGTTAGGCGGACAGTTTGAATTCATGTGTCAGGACAAGTACAAGGGTAAGCGAAGGGTAAAGTGGGGTAAGCCCTCTATTTTTATCTGTAACCGAGATCCTCGGGATGAGATCGGCATCGACGATTTTAAGAAGTCACAGATTGAGTGGGATTGGATGGAGGAAAACTGTGTTTTCTATGAACTACGGGAGCCTATTTTTCGTGCCAGTACAGAGTAGAGTTAGACTGCAATAACAGCTGATCGCTTGTCACTGCGCCTGAACCTGGTGTAATGACATCCATTACGTAATAGTCCCCCATTCCAGCCTTTGACGTCACGCTTCTGAAAACGGTAGTCATATTGTCACCAGCCTCGTCATCTCCATAAACTAAGTTTTTGTTCATGGGGTGCCACAGCTTGAATTCGCGCACGGTGCCGCGGTCGTTTCCAGATTTGATGGTAATGGTCTTGTCGTACTTGACGGTGATACGGGACGTATCGAGAGGCGCAATGATAGGATCGGACCAATCGATGGATTTACGACCCTTGAAGATGACATCATCTTCTCCGTCGATAGTGTTGGGCATATTGTTGAGATACTCGTTGGCAAACAAGCGTTGCATGCCATTGGACGAGTCCTGGTACCGGAGGTTGATAGGGTCGGTGAGAATGGGGGTATCCCTAGTATCGTATTGGGTAAATGCCGCACCCTTGAAAGTGAAACAGATGCGGCGCCAAAACCAAGGAATACCGGATGACGTCTGTATGCGAATATGTTCGCCTAGCCCGCGCATGTAACAAGTGGTGG